CTTGCAACTGATGCTGTAACAACAGCAAAAATTGGTGCCTCACAAGTAACTAGTAATGAACTTGCTGATAATTCTGTTACTTCAGCAAAAATAGTAAATGGAGCAGTCAATACAGTAGACCTTGCAGACAATCTAATTACAGCGGCTAAAATAGCTGCTAACTCAGTAGACTCAGCAGAACTTGTTTCAGGCAGTATCGATGCAATACACTTAGCTGCAGATGTAGTAAGTGGAGCAAAAATTGCAGACGATAGTATCAATTCAGAACACTATATAGACGGCAGTATTGATACAGCACATATTGCAGACTCAAATGTAACAACAGCAAAGATAGCTGACAATGCGATTACAGCAGTAAAGATAGCAGCTAACGCTGTATCATCATCAGAACTAAAATCAGACGCACTTAGTGGACAAACATTTACAGGTAGTGTCAGTTTTTCAGGTGATGTAGAATTTACAGGAACAACAACAACAGCTTCATCAACAAATACAGTAGTATCAGATAAGTTAATAGAACTAGCAAACGGAGTAACAGGAACTCCATCTGGTGACTTAGGTATTGTAATGGAAAGAGGCGACTCAAACAATGTATTTATTGGTTGGGATGAAAGTGCAGACAGAGTAAGATTTGCAACTACAACAGCAACAGGTGCATCGACTGGAGACTTATCTCTTACAAATGCAAATATACAAGCAGGTAGACTTTACGGAGATGTAACAGGCAACCTAACAGGTAATGCAGATACAGCTACAGCTTTAGCAACAAATAGAGCTTTCTCTCTAACAGGAGATGTAACTGCTTCAGGTGTGAACTTCAATGGTTCAGCTGGAGTCGCTCTAGCAACAAGTCTAGCCGCCAACTCAGTAGACTCAGCAGAGTTAGTTAGTGGATCAATAGATACAATACATTTAGGAGACTTACAGGTAACTACTGTTAAGTTAGCAAATAATGCAGTAACAGCTGGTAAGATAGCACAGAATAGTGTAGACAGCGCAGAATTAGTAACTGGTAGTATAGATGGTATACATCTTGCAGGTAATTCAGTACTAACAGCTAAGATAGCAGCTAACAATGTTACTTCAGCAAAAATTGCAACCGACCAAATAGTATCAAGACATATTGCAGACAACGCTATTGATAGTGTTGACTTTATTGCAGACGCTCTAATTAACACAGCACAATTAGCTGGTAACTCAGTAGCGACTGCAAAGGTACAAGACAATGCAATCACAAGTGAAAAAATAGCACAGAATAGTATTCTTACTAAACATATTGACAATGGTCAAGTAGATTCAGCTCAACTAGCGACTGATTCAGTAATATCAAGTAAGATAGCAGATAATGCTATTAATAGTGTTGCGTTTATATCAAGCGGTCTAATTACATCAGACTTGATAGCAGATGCAACTATTGCAGCAGGAGACTTAGCAGCAAACTCAGTAGATTCAGCAGAATTAGTAAGTGGTAGTATAGACACTATACATTTAGGAAACTTACAAGTTACAACAGCTAAACTAGCTGCTGATGCAGTAACACAAGCAAAGTTAGCAGATAACTCAGTTGTTACAGCAAATATAGTTGCAGGTAATGTAGATACAACAGAACTAGCAGATGATGCAGTAACAGCAGCTAAGATAGATGCAGGGGCTTTAAATCAAACATTTACTGGAACTCAAGTAATACCAACACTTAATGCTACTACAAGATTACAAGCAGATAAGATAGGTATACAAGATACTAACCCACCACAAAAACTACACATAGATGAAGTAGCTGGTATGGATGTTGGTACAGGAACATCAGGTGCTACAACAGTATTTACACTAGATTCATTCAGCGCTTCTATATTTAGAACTGCTAAGTACAATGTACAGGTAACAAATTCAACAGACACAAACTTTCATGCAATAGAAATATTCTTATTCCATGATGGTTCAACAGTATATTTAACACAGTACGCTTCTATATTTGACAATGGTGCACAAGCAACATTTGATGCAGATATAAGTGGTGGTAATGTAAGGTTAAGAGTAACACCAGCAAGTGGTGATACTATGGCATATAAGTTCGTTAGAACAACAATAGAGGTATAAAATGGGACAAAAATTAGATTTCAACATCGAGGACTCAGGACTTAAAATTGATGGTACAGATACTATCGATGCAAGTAGAAACTTTGAAGGAGCAGTAGCTACTGGAAAAATTACTAGTGGTACTATCGCATCCGCAAGATTACCTATGACTATAACAACAACTGCTCCAACAAATACCAGTGGTACATCAAGTGGGCATATTTGGTTTGTATATTCGAGTTAATAGATGGCAATATATGTTAATGACAGTGGAACACTTCGTCAAATCTCTTTTCTGGCCGTTAATGACAGCGGTACTATCAGAAGAGTCAATGAAGTATACGTAAACGATGGAGGCTCTCTAGCAGGGCCATTCACTGTTACGCATGAAACTTCAAGGAATACAGCAACTTCTACTAGTACAATAAGCGGTACTAGAGAGACTGCCTTCTCTACAACCACAACATTTAACACAACACAAAGTACTCTTACTACTTTTGATACAAGTAGAACTACTACATTTAATACAGGTAATACTACTGAGACAAGTAGAACAACAGCATTTAATACAACAACTGCATTTACAACTACTACCTTATTCTCAACAACCACTGTATTTAATACTACGCAAAGTACTACAACTGCTTTTAATACTACAACAGCATTTACTACAACTACAACATTTAATACAACACAAAGTACTACAACTGCGTTCAATACAACAACTGCCTATACAACTACAACTACATTTAATACTACACAGGCTACTACAACTGCATTTAATACAACGACTGCATTTACAACTACTACTACTTACAATACAACACAAAGTACCACAACAGCGTATACTACTACTACCACATTTAATACAACAACAACTTATAATACATCGCAAGGTACTACTACTGCATTTAATACAACGACTGCATTCACTACAACTACTGTATTTAATACTACACAGGCGACTACTACTGCGTTTACGACTACTACTACATTTAATACAACAACAACATTTAATACTTCGCAGTCAACAACAACAGCGTTTACGACTACTACTACATTTAATACAACAACAACATTTAATACTTCACAGTCAACAACAACTGCATTTACAACTACAACTGCATTTAACACAACAACAACATTTAATACTAGTCAAAGCACAGAAACTGCATTTACAACTACAACTGCATTTGCAACAACAACAGTATTTGCAACTACAAAAAGTACAACAACTGCCTATAATACCACAACGACTTACACTACTTCATATGACACAGTGATAAGTACTAGTAGGAATACTTCTTTTGCTACAAACACAGCAAGAAATACAAATACATCGCAGTCAACAAGTTACAGTACTACATTTACAACAAGCACTGCTTATATAGATAATACATCACAAGCTACAAATACTGCTAGAAGTACAAATACATCGCAGTCAACAAGTTTCAATACTACATTTACAACAACTACAGCTTATCAGGATAACACTTCATTTGCTACAAGTAGAACAACTACATTTGCAACGAACACAACATTCGCAACAAATACGACATTTACTACAACGACTGCATATCAAGATAATACCAGTTTTGCTACAAGTAGAACAACGACATTTACTACCACAACAACATTTGGTACTGCAACTATATTTACAACGACAACAGCATATCAAGATAATACCAGCTTTGCAACTAGTAGAACAACAACATTTGCTACAAATACAACTTTTGCAACAACTACTACATTTACAACAACAACGGCATATCAAGATAATACAAGTTTTGCTACTACAAGAACAACAACATTTGCTACGAATACTACATTCGCAACAACAACAACATTTGCTACGACAACAGCGTATCAAGATAACACTAGCTTTGCAACAACAAGGACTACAACATTTACTACTGCAACAGCGTATCAAGATAACACTAGCTTTGCGACAAGTAGAACAACTACCTTTACAACTGCAACTGCGTATGTAGATAATACTTCATTTACAACTGCTTATATAGATAATACATCACAAGGCACAAGTAGAAATACAAACACAGCAAGAATAACAGCATATGTAGATAACACAACATTTGCAACATCTACAAGTTATACTACTACACAAGCAACAAATACAAGTAGGTCAACAGGCTTTACCAACTCTACAGCTTACAATACAACACAAGCTACAAATACAAGTAGGTCAACAGGCTTTACTAACTCTACAGCCTATAATACTACACAAGCAACAAACACAAGTAGATCAACAGGGTTTACTAACTCTACGGCCTATAATACTTCACAAGCAACAAATACAAGTAGGTCAACAGGGTTTACAAATAATACTAATACTTCTAGAAACACAAACACATCAAGGAATACGTCCTTCGCTACAAACACATCTAGAAATACTGCTTTTTCAGGCGCTACGAATACTTCAAGAATTACTACTTACATTACAATGTATCTAGAACTAGAAGAGGATTCTGAAGGAGAAGAGTACACACAAACCTCATATGTAAACACTTCAAGAAGTACTGGATTTACAAACAACACATCAGGTTCAAGAAGTACTGGGTTTACAAATAATACAAGTAGATCAACTTCATTTACAAATGCCACTTCATTTACAAATAGTACTAACACCTCTAGAATTACAGCATATATAGATAACACAAGTTTCGGAACTTCTAGAAATACGAACACAAGTAGAATAACAGCGTACATAGATAATACGTCTTTTGGTACATCAAGAAATACTAATACAAGTAGAATAACAGCGTACATAGATAATACCTCTTTTGGTACATCAAGAAATACTAATACAAGTAGAATAACAGCGTATGTAGATAATACCTCTTTTGCTACAACAAGAAACACAAACACTACTCAGTCTACAAATACAAGTAGGTCAACAGGGTTTACAAACTCTACTGCTTATAATACCTCGTTTGCAACAAATACAAGTAGAACTACTACACAGGCAACAAACACAAGTAGAAATACAAATACAAGTCAGAGTACAAGTTACAACACTGTAAGACTATCAAACACATCAAGAAACACAAATACTTCACAGTCAACAAGCTATAACACAGTAAGACTTTCAAACACTGCTAGAAGTACAAATACAGCTCAGAGTACTAACACAACTCAAAGCACGAACACATCACAATCAACAAGTTATAACACTGTAAGATTGTCTAATACTGCAAGAAGTACAAATACAGCTCAGAGTACTAACACAACTCAAAGCACAAACACTTCACAGTCAACAAGTTACAATACTGTTAGACTATCGAATACTGCTAGAAGTACTAATACTTCTCAGACTACAAATACTTCGCAGTCTACAAATACATCACAGTCAACAAGTTATGACACAGTAAGATTGTCAAACACAGCAAGAAGTACAAATACTACTCAGTCAACAAATACAACACAGTCTACAAATACTTCACAAAGCACAACTTATAATACAGTTAGACTATCTAATACTGCACGAAGTACAAATACTACTCAGTCAACAACAAGAACTACAACATTTACAACAAGTACAGCTTACATAGATAATACATCTTTTGCAACAAATACTGCAAGGAATACAAATACTACTCAGACAACGTCAAGAACTACAACATTTACTACATCAACAGCATATGTAGATAATACTTCTCAGTCAACAAGTTATGAGACAGCTTACATTACAAGTAGAATTAGTTCAAGAGCGACAGGAACAAGTAGAAATACAACAACTACATTTGCTACTTCACAAGGAACAATTACAAGTAGAGCTACTGCATCTGCTAGAGATACAACAACAGTATTTAATACAGCACAAGCTACACAAACTACTAGAAGTACAGCGTCAAGTAGAGATACAACTACAACATTTAATACTACACAAGCGACTGCCACAAGTAAGAGTACAGCATCTAGTAGAGATACTACTACAACATTTAATACTACACAAGCTACACAAACTAGTAGAAGTACAGCATCGAGTAGGTCTACAACAACTACATTTACTACTTCACAGGGAACTGTTACAACAAGAACTACAGGTACAAGTAAGTCCACAACTACAACATTTAATACAAACACTACTACCGCAACCGATAGAGGTACTGCATCAAGTAGAGCGACTACTACCACATTTAATACAAATACTACAACAGCCTCTAGTAGAAGTACTGCGTCAAGTAGAGAGACTACCTCAACCTTCTTAACAGATAGAGGGACAGGATCGAGTAGAGCTACCGAAACAAGTAAAGCTACTACTACTACTTTTGCAACTACTCAAGGAACTGTTACAACAAGAAGTACAGGTACAAGTAAGTCTACAACTACAACTTTTGAGACTGATAATGTAACCGCATCAAGTAGAAGTACAGCATCGTCAAGAAGCACTGAAACTTCAAGAACAACTGCATTTGATACTACTACAGGATTTGAAACAAGCAAAACAACAACTTTTGGTACAGATAGAACTACAACTACAACATTTAATACTAATAGAACTACTGATACCACGGTCACGACCGACCACTTAACCACAACTGTGTTCCTAACAAATACAGTTGTATACGAAAGAACAACTGCCTCTCAGGCGGGTACTCTGTTTGACACAGAGGTATCAAGCCTTGACAACTACGGATTCTCCTTCTGGGATGGCTCACAATGGAGTGAAAGCAACTAGAATGGATAAATCACAAGGCGGATTTGAAACTGATAAAAAGGTTACACCTGAATACCTAAATCGAAAGATGGAAAGTATGATGCATGCACTGTACGACAGTATCGAGCATCAAGAAAAACGAATGAGAAACTTAGAGCAACAAATATTTGAGCTAAAGAATGCCAAGCATCAAAGTTAAAGGAAAATTAGAAGCTCTAACAATAAATGAGTCGCTAGGAGATATACCTACTCATTTTATGAAGTCAGGTTCTTGTTATAGACCAACAAGTGACTTGGAAGGATTAGAAGAATTTAAGGAAAGAATTATACCTAAACAGTATCGTGGTTCTCCTTTTCAGTATGATATTTGGTTTAACACTAATACATTAAACACTGTTCATAAATGGTTATACACAGATTTTTTAGGTAATGGTATACTGGTCAAAACACCAAGTATAAAAATTAATGATAAGTTAATGATATCTATTGTTGATAACCCAGATGTAAAAATAGATTATGATAGATGTAATAAAATTATTAACAACTTTCATAACAAATATACTCTAACAGGAAATCAAAAATATTATGATAAAGTAATATTTTTACCAGGCAGTAACTTATTGTCTAAAGGTAAGTGTGTTCATTGGGGTAGAGTAAAACGAGCAATCGAGGAGGGGTTTGTAATTAAACCTCATCCTATTACTCAGAAAATATGGGTAGCAAAGATGAAAAAAGATTTTGGAGATGAGAACGTACTCGATCCAAAAGAAGGAGGTTTTGAACTTCTTGCAAATTGCACTCACTGTGCCACAATGCCGAATAGTGAAATGGGAATGATGGCACTAATGTTAGACAAGCAGTTAAGTATGGTATCACATACAAAAGAGGATAGAGAGAAGGCTCTCTTGACTTACGAAAGCATTTACTTTGCGATAGCAAATACAAATGCAAAAGAATCGCTGATGAAATTATTCTCAGCAAGGAACTCAGGCATTATATTCAATTTTGACGAAGATGCAGAGACAAGAATGGAAATGTTCCTAAATAACTTTTGGGGCATGAAGGTAATAAACGGATGATAGAATTAGTAACAACATATAAGAAAGATTGGACATTTTTCACCTTAGCTTCCCTACTTGATAAGTCAGGGTTTCGCTTACATTTATTTATACATAAAGAAGATTGGGTAGAAAAAGAAGTCCAATGGATGATAAACAATTTTGATAACATTAAAATCTACGAATCTTGGTGGAGGGAAGAACACATCTCTAGAATGACATTCCATCTAAAAGATCATTGGAAAGATAAAGGTGGACTTGCAAAGAGAATGGTCGTATGGTATGGTAACAGAATCTTCAATAGACCTATTGATGAAGGAGACATACCACCAGCAGAGTTTTTCAAAAGCTCACTTTCATTTTTAAGTAGAGAATTAGTATTCGATAAAAGTCATTTGAAGAACTACTATGGAATATTGAATATAGCAACCCAAACACATCAAAGAATACCACTAGTAGATAAATCAATGGTCATCTTAAACTATGACAAACTCGCTGAGTTTCATGATAAAGATTTATTTTTTATTGACCAAAAGCTACCACCAAATCAAGGCAGACGCCCTCGTATAGATACTAAACTTATAGCATGTAATGACCGTGCTTTCTTTGAAGCACTTACTTTTTACAAGCACTCATGGTCACCGCTATATGTAAATGGAAAGGTAGATGTACTTATCGAATTAGATGCAGTAGGAGCAAAAGAATTACTAGACTATAATGTCATGTTAAGAAAATCCTGGACTATAGATGTAAAACATGAACACTTAGCACTTCAGTATATATACTTACAAACAGGACTGCAACTAGCTGTACCATGGGATTGTTATACTTCATTGATAGATAAGATTCCTATGAATTTTAGAAACGCTAGATTAAATGATGTATTGCTCACTAAGACAGCGAAACAAAAATCAACAGCAGGAAAGTTAGTAGAAAGAGGTTTCTACTTAGGAAAGGTCTAGATAGCTCTCATCTAAATCGGTCAAAATTTTCCAATCAATCACACCCCTTTCATATAAATCAACTACAATCTCTTTTTCCTTCGGGGAATGGGGATTGCTTGTTACTGTATTTAAAGGAATATGCCAACTATAAGGATTATTCGTTCCAGCAATAATTGGAAGTGCTTTCGAAAAAAAGTCAAAGCCTACCAATGTAAGAGAAGAAAATTTTGTTTTCTGTAAAAAATATTGTATTGCAATGAAACCTGCCGATGGCCTTGCGCCAACAGTTTTCCCTACTTCCGATCCACATAATTTGAAGAGTGACATAAGCTCTTTGTCCGAAAACATATTTACATATTTAAAATCTATTTGATGTCTTGAATCGACATCATCACCGAGATGTATTCGGGAACGATTGAACAAGACTGCGCAATCTTTCGCGAACATTTTTCTTTTACCATATCTCAAATACCCAGTAACCCAAATATCAGTACGCTTACCAATACTATCCCAATTAGTTGCATCAGGTATACCATTTCCAAATCGCACTACTGTATCGAAACTTTCGATGTAGTCAGCAAGTTGATGTTGTAATATTTCGACAGAATTGCCGACAAGTATTATTGATTTGTTGTTTGTAAGGTTGTGTAAAGTTTCTTCCATTCGTTAGAGTATCCTAGGTTATCGTGTATATCATGCCACGGTCCACCGTCTGTAAAATGAACCGCTTTTGCTTCTGGAAATTGATAGTAATTTACCATGGCGTTGTATTCCGCAGGTAAACTACCGATAGATTCCGCCCAATCCATTTCATGTAACGCACCCGCTGGGGCTTGGTTTACATACTCTTTGGTAAGTTGTCTACATTTACCATTATCAAATAACATAAGTGATGACCAGTATTTCTTTGGATAAGATAGATTTGGTTTATCATTCATCTTAGTGGTGGGAGATAGAAAGGCGGGGTGTTGAACGCAATATATGGACTTCCCACATTTTGCGTAATTGAATAGTTCTGCAGGGTCACACTTCCACATGAAATCACTATCACAGAAAAGTGCAAAACCTGAATACATAGAAAGATGCGGAACTAGAAACCGAGTAAAAGCAAATTCTGTACTTTCATTTTGAAACGGTCTCCAGTATAATCCTTCATCTTTTAAGTCGTTAAGTATCAAAGGTGTAATGGTATGGCTACGATTGTATCGTAAGATACTTTCCCTACATACTTCGTATGCCTCGGGTTGTTCAGAATCATAGCCAATGTATATTACCACTAGTCGTCCTTTAAACTGTTACCTAAATCATTAACATAAGCCTGTCTTGCAGTTTGTAAAGCAGCCTTTTCATTATCAAGTTCTACTAATTTTACATCACAGAAATTTATAGCGTGATGCAATGCCTGCTGGTCTTTGTTAAAGGACTCGGTATCATGTTCGATACCATCGATTGTAATTGTACTCATTTAAAAATATCCTGCCAATTGCCTTGTGTACTCGCCTTAGCATACTCGGTAGCACGGTTTTCAAAAAAGTTGGTATGCTCAACTGCATTTACTTGCATATCAATCCATGGTAATGGATTTTCAGTACTATGGAATATTCCTTTCATTCCTAGTCCTAGTAATCTTCTATCCGCAATATAACGAATATATTCTTTGACTTCTTTTGCTGTTAAATCTTTAATATCTGCTTTCTCGAAACAAACATCAATAAATTTATCTTCTAATTCAACAACCCGTTCTGCCGCACAATATATCTCATATTTTAGCTTATCTGTCCATATATCAGGATTTTCTGCAATAAAAGTTCTAAAGAGTTTTGATAGTCCTTCAACATGAAGGGACTCATCTCTTATCGACCATGTAACTATCTGCCCCATACCTTTCATCAAGTTATGTCTTGGATAGTTTAGAAGTATAGCAAAACTACTAAATAGTTGTACTCCTTCTGTAAATCCACTATATACGGCCATGGTCTTAGCCATCTCGTGTGGAGTTTCCATATTGAAGTCAGTTAGATAGTCGTGTTTTTCTGACATAGCTTGTATATCAAAAAACTCTTGGTACATATCTTCTGACTTACCCAATGTTTCTAAAAGTAATGAGTATGCTTCTTGGTGTACTGCTTCCATAGCAGCATAGCTTACTAGCATCATTCTTACTTCTGGTTGCTTGAATGTTGGAAGGTAATGCTTGGCATACCCACAACATACATCTACATCAGCTTGTGTAAAAAACTTAAATATATTGTCTATAAGTATTCTTTCACCGTCTGATAGCTTTTGGTTATAATCCTTTATATCATCTTGGAGTGGTACTTCATCAGGAAGCCAATGCATTTGTTGTTGTTTTTTGTAAAACTCAAATGCCCAAGGATAGTCAAAAGGTTTATAATAATCTCGTTCTTCTAATAGTTTACTCATTTATCCCTCGCAACTTAGACAATCTTGTTGTTCAAAGATTATCTCTCTTTTAGCCTGAGAAGTAACATTATCAGCTCTACTGATAGCTTCACTCCTAAGGTAGTATAATGTTTTTAAATTCTTTGCCCATGCCAACATATGAACATTATGCAAATCTGCTTTGTTCACATCTGGAGGAAAGAATAAGTTTACAGACTGTGATTGACAAATAAATTGTTGTCTCACAGCTGCGTGTTCGATAACCCAAGACTGATTAATTTCTACAGCAGTCTTGAATACATCTTTGTCCCACTCTTCTAGTATATCTAGATGTTGGACACTTCCTTTGTTTGCAACTATACTTCTCCAGTATTCTGCATACTCATCTTCGTTATTTGACTTTTCTCTGACAATTAAATCAAGATATTTATTTTTAACTAGATTACTTCCAGTCTTAGTCTTTTGAGTATAAGCATTTGCTCTAAAAGGTTCAATACTTGGAGAAGTGTTACCGCATAAAATACTAGAACTTGCATTAGGAGCTATAGCTAATAGGTGAGCATTTCTCACTGAAGCTGTGTCATCATCTGGACATGCTCCTCTTTCTATTGCTAGTTCTCTAGTAGTTTGGTCTGCTTTATTTTTGATGTAATTAAACATTTCTAGATTAGTACCACCTGCCATTGCACTTTCAAATGGTATACCATTTTTCTGTAAGTACGCATGAAATCCCATAGCGCCTAGTCCAATACTTCTCTCCCTCATAGCACTGAATCTAGCTCTTTCTAATTGGGGTGGCGCATTATCGATAAAGTCCGATAATACATTATCAAGCATACGAATTAAATCTGGTATAAAAGCTGGGTGGTCTTTCCAGTCGTCATAGTACTCTAAGTTTACAGAAGATAAACAACATACTGCTGTTCTTTCTTCATCAGTAGCAAGAGTAATCTCACTACATAAATTACTATGATGAACTTTCAATCCTTTTCTTTTCTGGAAGTCAGGTAACTCATTTTGTACCGCATTCTCGAACATAATGTAAGGTTCGCCTGTTTCCATTCTATTAAGAAGTAGTTTTACCCATAAGGCTCTCGCACTTACTGTCTTTACTACTCGTTTCGTGTGAGGATCCACAAGGTCCCAGCTATCGTCGAAATTATCAATTTTTCCAGCATTGTGTATTCGCTCCATAAAGGAATCAGAAATAACAACACCATGATGGAGATTAGTACACTTGCGATTAGTATCGCCGCCTGTAGGCTTTCTGACATCTAAAAACTCCTCTATCTCGGGGTGTGATATGTGTAGATAAGAAGCGTAACTACCCCGTCTAGTTACTCCCTGGCTAAATGCCAACATTTCTGCATCCACAACTTTCATAAATGGCATAACACCAGTTGACTCTGAACCTTTAGATGTTTTAGTTCCTATAGAACGAACATCACTCCATGAGCCTCCGATACCACCGCCAAATGATGATAAAAAAGCATTCTCGGTAAAATGGTCTGTAATACCTTCCCTGCTATCATCAACATAATTTAAGAAACAGCTAATGGGTAGTCCTCTACGAGTACCTCCATTTGATAATACAGGAGTTGCAAACATAAACCATAAGTTACTGACATAGTCATATAACCGTTGAGCATGGTCATCATCATCTGCGAATGTCTCGGCTGCACGAGCAAAAGCTTCCTGTGGTGAATTTTCACCGGGTATCATATATCTATCTTTTAGAGTTGCATGTGCGAACTCATCCAAGAGAGAATCTCTACTATAATCTATCTTCACTGACATAATTTTCCACCAATCCTATAATTTCTTGTCCGTGTCCAAGTACTGCGCCTTCGACATCATAAGTTAAATCCATGAGTTGCACTCCTACTTCTAGTCCTTTACTTCCAAACTCATTTAAGTTTTGAATATACTTGTACTTTCCGTCAAGTGGCAAACTCGCCATAATATCAAATACATCTCCGTATTGCTCGATTAACTGAGTGGCACGCTTTGGTCCAACTCCGTCAACTCCTGGAACATTATCTCCCTTATCTCCTGTCAAACATTTGTAAGTCAAAAAATAAACAGGGTCAAAATCATAATGTTCATCCCAGTTATGTACTGTTGTTTCTTTTCTAGTTACAGTCGAAAAACGACTTATTTTTGGGTCAACTAGTAAATCCCAGTCTTTATCTGATGATATCATCCATATCTCATCTACACCTATGTTTTCTCGGTTTTGGCATATAAGTGCGGCTATATCATCAGCTTCTACTCCAGCATATTTTAGTGTAAGGTAAC